AATTCTGAGCCGCTCCGTCGGAGAACTCGCCCCATCCGCAGTAGTGGAGAACACTAGGCGGCCTGGCATGTCATTAGCGCCAGGGGTGCCGTCTACCTCTGCAGAGATGCGAGCAGCGTCTGTATAAGTTGAACCGTCATAACCCTTGTAGGTAACGGAACCCAGGGCGTCTCCGCTGGCAACAATGGTAGGAGAGCCAAATGAACCCCTGGTGCGCGAAAGTATTAACGGCGGGTTGTCACTAGCAAACGAGCTTGCCGAGAGAATCTCTGCTCCGGTGCCAGCAACTTGGAGCGTTCTATTTGCGCTAAGGCTAGAAGACGTACCAACTAAGAGCCTGCCGCTGGTATCAATGCGGGCGCGTTCGGTGGCGTTTTGAATAAACAGGACGGGATCATTGCTTTGAGCGCCAATACCAACTGCGCCTGCATAGTCAGCCTGCAAGCGAGCTTCGATTGTGCCACTTGTAGAGCGAATTGGTCCAACTACATCTAAGGTAACGCCAGGGCTCGTAGTGCCAATCGCTACGCGGCCTGAGGAGTCAATAGCAAAGCGAGTAGCAGATGCTGTTGCATCGTAAATACTAAAAGTGCTGTTATCTACACCTGTAAGCCCGCCAACAATCTCATAGGATCTACCGCTAGCTCCGGTGTTCTCTAGCCGGATGCGTGTAGTTGATTGGTCAGCAGACAGCAGGCGGAATCCTCCATTCCCGCCACTTGTGTTGTTGATGTCGAGCTTATAGCTAACACTTGAAGTCCCCACGCCCACGAGTCCTGCCGAGTCAATAACGAGGCTGTTAGATGGTGCGCTGCCGTTGAATCCAACTGCAGGTGCTCCGGTGTTTCCAGCGCCAAGGAAGCTCAGTTGGCCAGCGGAGGTGATGCGCAGGCGTTCTGTGTTGTTAGTCTCAAAGGCAAGCGGCGAGTTTGCAATGTTCCTTAGTACGCCAGCGCCTGAATACCTAGCTGAGTTATCGTAAATAAGATAAACACCGTAGCCGCCATTGTTGTTAACCCCTATGCCAGTAAGTGCGCCAGGTCCTGCATTTGCCTGAATTGCCCAGTTGCCGTCAACAGACGAATATCCGGTGCCTGCAAGGATCGTTCCATCTGCATTGATAAACAACCTCCCAGTGCCATTAGTGCTGATGGCTAGTTGGTCTGCGCCTGGTGAGTAAATGCCGGTGTTGGGGTCGCCGGTAAAGCTAAACGTCGGTGCTGCAGCCGTACCCAGCGATACTGCCTCGATTTGGCCGGTCGCATCAATCCGCAGCCGCTCAGTCCCAGCAGTGGTGAAACTCAGTTGATCTGTAGCGCTGCGGTAGATGCCGAGGTTCGTGTCCCCATCAAAGCTGATTGATGGCGCACTGACTGTGCCCGATGGCATCAGCAGCTGGCTCAGTGGATATGCACCCGATGATGGGATGATCCCTTGATAGGCAAGGCTTGTCCATGCAGCGCTGCCGTCGCCAATCTTGATTTTGCCAGTGTCAGACTCAATCCCGATCTCGCCCGCTAGCAGCGTTGGGTTTTCAGCAGTCCAGTTGGCGGCAGTATCGCGGCGTTGCTTCTGTAAGGCTGAAAGCGTGATACTCATCGGGATGCACCGGAATTGATTACATAATCGCGTGCCGGCGTACCGGACGCAGCACCTGCATCAAGGATATAGGTGCGTGCAGGACTGGCAGCAGCAACGCCGCCATCGAAGATCAGATCAGAGAAATCAATGGCATATGTGACCAGCTGAACCTCAACGCTCCATAGATCACAAGATCCATCGGTGATGACCGGCGGACCGGCGTAGCGCCATGCGTAATCGCTGAGCAATGGAACTGGTGGCGTGGTGTAGCCGTTCCATACCTCAGCCGATAGATAGAAAATGCCAAAGCTGCCATCCTGCGCAACGTAGTGGGTTTTGATCAGACCTAGATCAGCTTCGCTGATGTTGTTGAACGCCAGCTGCAGCGTCTGCTCCACACGGCGATTGCCTTGCCGGTAGCCGACCGTGACGCCAGACAATGCCACACGCTGCACCTGCGGCACATTGCCAGGCACATAGGTGCGGGCCGATGGGATTAGAGCGGGAAATGTCATGGCTAGATCGGCACCGTTTCCAGTTCTACGGTGAGGCTGTATCGCCGTGGCGATGCGATGCTCACATCAAAGGCGCCGGTATAGCGCCACTTGTAATTGACTGAGCTGACCGGTGGCGTGGTGTACCCGCCCCATACTGCAGCTGATACGTCAAATGGAATCAAGCTTCCCTGCTGTCCGGCGTAATGATCCAGAATCTGCTGCGCTTCGGATTCGGTGAGATATTCGTAGCCCAGCGTCAAGCGTTGCGCGATATAGGAGGAACCTTGCTTGAAACGCACCTCACCGCCACTCGCGCCTTTGTATACCTGCTGCGGTATGTCACCCAAGGTGAGCGATCTTGCGCGCGGCGCCAGCGAGGGGAAAGTTGCCATTAGACGACCGTGAATGCTCCATTGAGCACTTCATTGCTAATCGTAGGCACGGTGCTGCCATTGACGGGGAACTGCGAGGCTTCGATGGTGGTGGTGCCATCGGTGCTGTGATGTATGGCAGTGATCTGGTAGTACTCTGTCTCAGTGCGGTTATCGCCAGCACTGCTGATACGCTGCTTTTGCACCCTGATGATGTTGGTGGGAATCAGGCCGGTGGTGTCAAGCGTGGTCTCGAACTCAATTGAATGCACCGAGTAACGCCGCCGCGCTAGGAAGTGCTTGGCGTAGATGATTGCGTGATTGCGGTTTGAGCAGAAGTCAGACATATCGAACTGTTCAACGGGGGCATCAAGACTTACGCCGTTGTAGCGCACCTGCACACTTTGCTGTGTGCCGATAGCGTCAGGGTCATTCTTGCGGAACAACACAGTGACATTTACGTCGAGCTTGTCAGCGGCGCCAACATAAGTTTTGCTAAAACTGCCAGATAAGATCTCGTTTTCTGTAAAAGTAGCGGCCGGTGATAGCGTCGCAATGCTGATCTCCTGACTGCCATTGAGCGGTAGCACTGACGAGAAAAGATATTGGCCGCCATTGGAGATAAATGACATTAGAAAAAATGGCGCAGTATCGCCGATTAGTTCAATGATGTTTACCGACTCAGAGATGATGCCGTTAAACTGTAGACTGTAGTTATTGCAGAAAGTTGCCAGCGATGGCATGTTTGTGGTCAGGATCGGCCGCGATACGTCGGGCGTTGTGCCAGCCGTCTGCCGCTTGTAACTGGTGAATAGATACATAGCTAGGTCCACCAGCTGATTGCTGGCGCCTTGCGTGCTGCCTGCTGCATCTACGCTGTAGAGCGCGACCCGTATACCTTGTTCGTAGTAAATCGAGATTTGCCGCGTAGTTGTTGGATATGATCCAGCTTCCGGCGGATCGTAGATATCGCCAACGATCTTTAGGAAGGTGATGTCTGCGTAGGATGAGTTATCAGCAGTTGGCGTACTAGCGGGGTCGGCATATTTGCTGACGACATACTCTAGTTGCACTCCGTCAAGCGTCCCGGTGCAAGCGGCCACGCTTGGGTCGTACTGGTTTGTAGTACTTACGACGGTCCACTTATTGGTGATGCTCCCGCTAGAGCCGATGGCTGCATAGAAACCAGGATCGGGGGCAAGGTAGCCCAAAGACGCAATCAGATCTCTTACAACATCAACGGCACCGCAGGGGGTAGGTCCACCTGGGGTAGGGTTGAAGGCGTACTGCGTGCCAGCCGGAATCCCTAGATAGCTATTCCAGGCAGCGGTGATGTCAGCGCCGCTAACGTTATCAAAGTGCTGAACAGTAGCGTAGATTGCTGCGTTAGTAGTATCGCCTGAGCCCCTAGCAACTTCACGAAAACCCCAATAGCTGGTCGCCGGGTAATCCTGTCTGTCGACCCACTCGCCCGTAGCGCCAATCGCTCCGGCGTTGAATGAATAAGTATCATTGCCGCAATACAAGCCCGCGCCGAGCACCGGGCACGTGCCAGGCGATCCTGCCAGCGTGGCTGCGCTGTTGTAGATATTGCTGATCGTGATCGTTTGATCTTCTAAGAATGCGATGCAGCGCAGGCCGACCCATGTGCGGTGCTTGACGGGGCTACTGACAATCTCACCCTGGCTGACTGGAAATACAAAACTGCCTTTGAAGAAATAGGATCCAGCCTTGACCAGTGCTGGCTGAATCCAGACGCCACCGCTATTGCTGACGCGCTTGCCAAACAAAATAGGCACAGTTTCGCCGGCAACTGCAATGCGTTGCTGAGCCCCCAAATCCGGAGCAGGCGTTTTTCTATTGCTCGGCGCTTTGTTTTGTTGGGTTATTGATTGATTCGGCGTTGCTTTTTGTGCTGGAAAGGCGCAGGCATCATCACTCGTTTTCCTAAGAGCTTTCGGCTTTTTGGCTTTCTTGGCGCCAAAGGCGCTAAGTGGGATGGGGCCATTCTTGTAACTTATAAATTGTCCATTGTACTTTACACCTTTCGGCTTGCCGTCTTCCCCCCAAATAGTCGTAGCGATATTACTACCGCGTTCGCCTGGATCAGCCATCACGAAACCTCCCGTGAATTAGACAACACTGCCGCTAACGCCATAGGCGGAAGAACGGCAACACATTCATCAATGCGAATGACGCCATGCAGCTCAGCATCTTCCTCCGTCAGATAAATTTGACGGCCATCCTGAACAGCCAATGTCACGCCTTCATGGGTGCAACCGTCAGCGCATTGCACTTTCAATTTGATCGCTGCAATGATCCTGCTCATCGTCCCGTAAACCTTCCGATTAGATCCGAGGCAATTTTTCGCGTTGGCACCTGTGGATTCGTTTTGTCAATCATTGGGCTGATTGTCCACGACACGGAGTCATCGTCAATTTGAGCGCCATCAATGCCACCAATATAACGACTAATTAGCTGGGAGCTGCCAGGGTCTATGGCATCCATGCCAGCGTCTTGCAAATATAAGGAAGCAATAACCAATCGATTTGTGCCAATGGCCGTATCGGTAAGATCCACCACGTCGCCTGTGGCGGCGATTTCAATGGACAGATCGCCAATGCCGTTGGCTAGGTGCAATGAAAAACCAGAAGCGACAAACGGGATATAAACAAAGTCGCCTTGCACGTCGCTGTCAATCAGTGACATGTCCTGCGATACTTGATAGAAGTTCTGCCAGCGCCTGGTAGGCATTCGTTTGCCACCGCTATAGACGCTGTTACGGTCAGCGTAGTATTCGAGGAAGCACAGCAGATCGTATTCAGCCATTAGCTTAATCCTATTGCGTTCCTGACCCTTCTATCGCTGGTCAGAAGATTAAGTGTTTGATTGACGCTTTCTTGAACTGCACGAGATAAATCGCCGGTGGTGACGTAGTTTGCGCCGTTCATTTGGGTGACGGGCCCGGTTTGAATGCTCACCTGAGCAGAAGCCGGCGCCACAACGCCCCCTTCAGCAAAACGCGGAATAGCAGCAGGGCCACGTACGCCAGCCATCCAATTGGCAGCAAAGGCATTTGCCTTGGATTGCGGCACGATGTATTCCGGTTCGCCGCCTTCACCCACCATGGCTAAGGTGGGGCCGCTAACCACGCCGCCTTCAGCGAACTGAGGGATGCTTGGCATTGGCAGCATTGGAATTTGCGGCAACTTGAGCGCCGCCAATGCGCTGTTCGCCCCAGCAATGACGCCATTGATAGCGCCAACGACGCTGCTAATTGCGCTACCAATGCCGTTGAGGATTTTATTTATAACACCACGAATTGCCGTGAAAGCTGCGGTGAATGGGGCTGTAATCGCATTTTGCAGGCCTGAGAAAGTTTTAACAATGCCATCGTAAAGACCCTTGATGCTGTTCGTCACGGGATCAATAAAGGTAGTTTTAACGAACTCAGATGCGGCTGCGAATGATGTTTGTATGATGGTGCCGACCTGCTGAAAAAGAGTTGTAAGGCTTTGCAATAATTGCTGCCCCCAAGCGTTAAGTGGGTCAATGAAAGTGGTTTTAACGTAGGTCCATGCGGTAGTGAAAGCTGTTTGCACCAATGTGCCGAGCTGCTGGAAGACCGGGGCAATGGCCGCAATCAATGCATTAAAGCCAGTAACAACTGGATCGATGAACACTGTCTTAAAACCTTGCGCGGCCTGTTGCAGAACAGAGCCAATTGCTAGAAACGCCTGGCCGATCTGATCACGAAACGCATAGATCGCGACGCCAGCAGCCACAGCAAGCGCAACCCAACCAACCGGGCCGCTGAACACGCCGATCAGAATTTGACCCAATGTGCCAAGGCTTGCCACAAGCGGACCAATGGCACCGGCCCATCCTGCAATTAAAGCAGGAATCCCGACAAGCAACGGGCCAAGCGTAGAAAAAATTGTGATGATCGCAGAAATGGCAGGGGCAAACAACACAAATGCAGCTGTTAACGCAGCAACGCCGCCAATGATGGCCTGTAGTGGTTGCGGAAGACCGCCAAACCATTGCGCCAATCCTGCAACGCTTTGCGCAAGCTGCGTAATAAAAGGCAGCAATGCCGTTATGGCTTGGTTGAATGGCCCCGC